GCCAAGCACAAACGCTTGCTTCTGCGCCTGCGCGCTGCGCCCAAGGGCCAGATGGCCGCGCGACGTGCAGAGCTAGTGGCTTATGTCGCGACGTTGTTGCGGGCGGCACCATGACCATGTACCCGCGCATCTCTGCAGAACAGTATGCGGCCGACCGCGCAAAGGAGACACAGATGAGCGATAACATTATGGCCGAGCGCCTGCGCGCGATTGCCGACCGCACCTCCGACGAGGGCGACCGGACTTTTCTGCACATGGCCGCCAACTCAATGGACTTCCAGGACGCACAAAACAAACGCCTTACCGACAAGCTGCTGAGCATCGCAGGGCTGGAGGATTACAAATGAGCGATGAGCAGCCGTGGCGCACAATCCCGCTCGACCGCGTCAACTGGCGCCTCGCCGCCAGCTCGCGCAATGCAATGGTGCTGTTTGCACATTCGGTGCCGCCGCGTGATCCAAAATATCCCTCCGGGCACGAGTGGGCCGGCATGACGCTTGGCGAGCTGGCCGACATGGGCGAGCGGAAATGGTGGCGGGCAACAAATGTTGGCGTTAAGGCCGTGGCAGCGATCAAAGAGCTGATCGACCGCGCGGCGGCCGGCGAGGATGTGACAGTCGGAATTGATGGCGACTCCTATCAGCCGCAGCCGTGGCCGAGGATCGAGCCATGACATCCATTGCCAGGATTATAGATGCGCTTTACCGCGACCCCGACGAAACCGTCGCGACGGCGCGTGTTGATATTGCCTACACTGAATCCGAGACGACAATCGAAGTCGGGCCTCATCCGGGGTTTTCCGATGGGTCCATGGTCATAGTGTGTACCCAAGGGTCGGGCGAAAATTTACACCTGTACGAATTAGAGTTCCGCCGAACCGACGTGCGAGAGGCGCGGGTGCTTGCCGCCGCGCTCGCCGCGTGGGCGGTCTGGGCAGACGAGCAGGAGACGATTGATGAGTGAGATGGACGACACTCTGCGCCACGCCGCCGTCATCAAAGCCGCCCTCACCAAGGAGAACCCCGATGGCTGATCGTCACGCGCGCCGCTTTGCCGACGAAACGACGGCCACGATCAAAGAGTCCGTTCGCGAATTGGCGAAGCTGTTAGGCGGGCGGGCGGCCATTATTTCCATCCGCACGAAGTACGATGAAACCATCGTCATCGACGTGCCGATCAACGGCGACGCGCGGGCATTTCTAATGTGCGCGATAGAAACTCATGCGTCACTGGAAAGCCTCCTCAAATTGATGGCCGAGCGGATCGACGCCGCGAAGGGGAAGCCATGACCCGCGACCTCGAGGCGCGAGCGCTGGCCGCTGCCCTCATTGCGTGGGCCGACTGGGCAGACGAGCAGGAGGCGGGCGATGAGTGACATGCTGACCGGACCAGGCGCGCTTTCGTATCAGCCGCAGCCGTGTCCGTGGCCGCGTGAGCCACGAGGGCGCAGGACGTGACCGCCCCCGACACGATTCCCTACCCGCCGCGCGGCCTCAGCCGGGAGGAGGCTGCCCGCTACGTTGGCGTTAGCCCGTCGACCTTCGACAAGCTGGTCGAGGAAGGCCGGATGCCTCGCCCGCTCCGGGTCGGCAAGCGAGTGATCTGGGACCGGCTCAAGCTGGAAGCCGCTTTCACCGAGCTTGATGAGAGCGCCGGCGGCAATTTTATCGACCGCTTGCGGATGGTCGGCGGCGGCCGGTAACGTCCCGGCATGAACCGCCCCTACCTCTCGTCCTACAAGGACCGCCACGGCACCCTACGGTGGCGCTACAGGCGCAAGGGCCTCGTCGTGGCACTCCAGGGCCATCCAGGCGAGAAAGCCTTCGAAGCAGCCTATTCTGCCGCTCTGGAGGGCCAGCCAATACGGGCCCAAGTGGTCCGTCATCCGAACCATGCCCTGCCCCGCACCCTCAAGGCTGCCTGGCGCCTGCATGTTCAGGGCCTGGAATGGACGGCCCTGCGGTCGACCTCCAAGGCTCAGTATATCGCGCGGGCCGAGCGGTTCCTGGACATGCAGGTCGCGCCGCCCCATCCGACCACCTACGCCGACGTGCCAGTGGCCGACCTCAAGCGCCGGCACATCAAGGACTTGCTGGCCTCGATGGCCGATCGCCCACACGCCGGTTCCGACGTGCTGGTGACGCTGCGCAAAATGATCGTGGTCGCGCTCGACCAAGAATGGATCCTGCACGATCCGACCCACCGGCTGCGCTACGCGCCCAAGATCGACGGCCACCGCGCCTGGACCGATGCCGAGCGGGCGGAGTTCGAGGCGCACTTCCCGCTCGGCACGATGCAGCGGACCATCTATGCCCTCGCCCTCTATACCGGCCAGCGCCGCGGCGACCTGGTGCGAATCAGGTGGAGCGACTTCACCGGCACCAAAGGCAGCCAGCAACTCGCCCTCACCCAGCAAAAGACCGGAAAGCGCCTGCGCTTGCCCGTGCTTCCCCATCTGCGCGCGGTCCTCGAGGCCACGGCACGGCGGGGCGACACGGTGCTCGCCCTCGAGGATGGCAGCGCGCGATCGGCCGAGGGCCTAACCAACGACTGGCGGCGCTGGACCGAGCGCGCCGGACTCAAGGGCACCAGCATTCATGGCCTCCGCAAGACGTTGGGCAAGCTGCTGGCCGAGGAAGGCGCCACCACGCGCGAATTGATGGACGCGCTGGGCCACGATGCCATCGCGCACGCCGAGCTTTATTCGCGGGAAGCGGCCCAGGAGACCATGGCAAAATCGGCATTCAACAAGGTCAGCAATCGGCTTCGGCCTCGCCTCAAGGTTGTCGGTGGCGAACCTATTGGCGAACCTTTGTCTCCCCTTAGGACCAAGCCGTTGAAATGATTGTCACCTTCTACATGATCATGATGCCGCGAAACCGTGGTTTATCAGAGACTTAGCTGAAGTTCGGCCAGCCGATGTCACCATTGTGTTCTAGGAGGTTTGGCGAACCGGATACGCGCGGAAGCTGTACCCCAAACGCAAAAAAGGCCCGCCACTCCGATGGGCAGCGGGCCAGGTGGGGGAGGAAACGCCGACCGGAGCCAGACCGGAGCCGGCCGGATCGTGCAGGGAATGACTCCAGCGCGATTTCTGAATACGCAATAAAATTACTGTTCGCCGCGCTTGCAATCCGCCGCGCCGTGTCCTAAATACTGGACATGCACAGGGCAATCAGGCCCGGCAGATCAAGGGCAGGAGGCCCGGACAAATGACCAACTATTTTCGCGACGACAATACCGAGGGCTACAGCGCAGCCGACCTCGCAAACCTCAACGACCTGTACCGCGCGATGTGCGCGGCGGAGGGCATCTCCACCGAGGACGGCGAGGACGACCGCGCCGATCATCGCCAGAATCTCGGGGAGCGGATTCTCGCGGAGTTCGACGCGGGCCGCGAGAGCGGGATCGTGGAGATCGGTTCCACCACCTCGCAAGAGGCCCGCTAACATGACCGTCATCGACACAATCCGCATCGCTGCTGTGAAATACGAGGACTATGACGACTGCCTCACCGCTGCCGCCGCCGACGTGGCCGCACAGCGCGGGCTGCACGGCTGGGATCTCGCGCCGCGCTGGGAGGACGACCAGCGCGAATACATCCTCGTCACCGTGCCGCAGGAGGCCTGAGAGATGACCCGCATGAACACCATTGAACGCTCGCAAGTTGAAAAGGACGATCTGCTCTACAATGGCGTCCTGATTTACAGTGACGAACGCAGCAACATTATCGACTGGCTGCGGGAATACGACATCGCTTCGGACGATGAATTTGTTTTTGGCGACGATCAATACGACCGGATTTTGGGCCGCGCCGCCGATTACCTGATCGCCGAACGCAAAGAGTTCAAAACAACTGAACTGTCCTCGGATGTGATCGATGACGTTCTCGCTCGTGCAAAAAGTGACCAATGACCGCCTCTCTTTTCCGCGAGGCCGGCGAGGCTTTATTCGGCCCTCGCTGGCAGTCAGAAATGGCCCGCGCGATAGGCGTTGCGGATCGCACCGTGCGTCGATGGGATTTGGGATCGCATGACGTGCCGCCCAGCGCGTGGGCCGACATTCGCGCGCTGTTGCGTGACCGTCGCATGGTTATGGCAACGGTGCGGCGGAAGCTGCCGCGCCCCTAGCCTCTCGGCTGGGCTGGCGTGAAACAGTAAACCGCGCCCATCTTCTCGCAGAGGTGATTTCGCCCATCGCCGGCATAGTCAGTCGGCAGCACGCGGCCGGGCGGCACGGTCAGCCAGTTGATGCCGTCCCACGCGCGCCACAGGCCATCGTCGCCCATGTAGGCTCTCGTCGGCCGACAGTCGGTGTTGTCGCAGCACGATAAAGCGGGATTGTCTGGAGCGGTCCAATCGCTATACGGCCCGTGCGCGCGAACAGGCCGCCCGAGCGCCACCGCCACCGCCCATATTGCAAGCGCGACGACGACTGCCGTGGCGACGGCGCGGGCGGTCATTTGGGCGCCAACCGGCCCGAATTCATGGCCGCATTGTGCAAGTCAACCAGCCGCACGATCTCGGCGTGGCAGGTCCGCAGCTCGGCCGTGCTGGCCCGCTCGTCACCGTAGGCGACCATTAGCTGACCGACCGTTTTGACGGTTGCCGGATCCGTGACGCCAAGTTTTTCAGCGCACGCGCGGAGGTGCGACGGCAGGGCGAACGGGACGCCCACCGGCCGGGTCACTATTAAATCGGGCAAGCAGGCCGAGAGCATCAAGCTCGGCAGGATCAAGAGGGCGGTTGCTGTTCGCATTGGCGTTCACCCTGGCGCGAAACTGCTGATTGCTGGCGTGGATGGCGGCCACGTCGGCGTTGAGCCGATCGAGGCCGGCAAGCACGCTGGCCTCAAAGGCCCGCCGCTTGTCCTCAAGCTCAAGCCATGTGGCGTTGGCGTCGGTGGCGATTTGGAGCTTTTGATTGGCGAGCTCGGCCTCCGCTTCAGTGCGGCCGAGATACTGCCAGGCACCCCAGGCCGCGACGCCCGCGAGCAGCAGCAGCGACCAATTGCGCCGGATGAAACCGAGCACCGGCAAGGCAGCCGCAAGCATCACTCAAGCCCGTGCCGCGTGCCGGCGCCGTCGATGGTGAGCACCATGCGGCGCGGCTGCGGCGACCAGGCGATGTGTACCCACGCGCGGAACTCGTGGATAAGCTGGTCGAAAACGATGTCGCTTTGGGCGATCTCGCGGGCAACCTCAAGGGGCGAGCCGAAGGCGGGGCAAGAGAAGTCGGCGGCGCAGCCCAGCATGTGGGCGCTGTTGGCGGCACCGCCCACGGCGCGGTTGACCAGTGGCGCGCGATAGCCGCTCGACACCAGGATCGGCTTGCCGAGAAGCGCGCGGACTTTTTCAAGCAATTGAGCCGTGCGGCGGAGCGCGTCCACCATCTCGGGCGATGGCGTGTTGTCGATGCCCAGGCGAGCGGCGGTCTGCGAAGCGCAAAGTTCCGCTAAGGTGAAATGATCGCTAAGTCGCATCTCGACCTCGCCGATCGTTCACCGCCGCCCAAATCAATACGGTCACAATCGTCGGAATCAGTATCCAGCGCGACGCCGGCCAGCCAGGCGGCGCGTATTTCCAGGCGTCGATCGCTTCCCACGCGAGTGCGCCAGCCAGCGCGGTGTAGGTCCACCATAGCAGCGCACAGGCGCAGCGGTGACGGCCGCGCTGTAGGGCGAAGATGGCGAACATGCCGGCGAGGCATATTGCGATGTAGGCGAGCTGGATCAACCACACCGCGATCACCGCGGCGGCCCGCGCCATAGCGACCACAGCCAGGCAAACGCGGCCTGCGGATCCTGCCGCCACTTCTCGCCGAAGGTGCCGAGGCCGGCCAAAATGTTGGCGCCAAGAAACGCAATCACCAGCGCCAAAATGCGCTCCTGCTTGTGACTGGCTCCCAGCCATTCAGTGACGCCGGGCGTCGCGAAAAAGCTCAAGCCCCAGGACGAGATCACGGCAATAGCACGCGTTAACGGCGTCGAATCGACAAGCGTCCTTAGCGTCAGCAGCGAGCCCACGGCAGCGGCGGCCATCGTCCAAAACGATACGCCAGAGCCCGGCAGCGGATCGTTCAGGTCGGCCATGGCTACCACTGCCTGCTAGCGATGAACTGATAATCCCAGCTCGCGAGAGTGAGCGTACCGACGACAGTGCCGGTAATTTTGGTCATCGCGTTAAATGCCTGATTTGAACCAGCAGTAATTCCGATGAGTTTACTGGTCGTCATTATAGCCAGCGGGATTTCGTTTCCTCCGTCGTAGGCGCCGAGGTCGTCATTCATCAGCACATCACCAACCGCGTAGCCGCGATCAATGGTGTTGCAGCGGATGGCGAACTTCCGAAACTGCGGCACAACGCCGATATTGTGATTCGCCGAAGTGAACGTGCCAATCGCCGGCAGCGTTGCCGCGAAGGCAGACTGATATCGGCCGTTGTACGCATAGGCCACGGTCGAGATCACTGTCGTGGCGTCGGTTGCGGCCTCACCGAATACAACAAGCGCAACCTGCGGCGCGGTGACACCGTTGCCAAGATAGCATTTCATTTCGGAAATATTGAACGTGATTTGCCCGGAGGTGACGGCAGGCGTTCCGCCCGACTGATAGAGCGGAGCGACGGTGGTCGATGCATAGGCAAAGACGCCAGCCGCGATTGTGGCATAAATGAAATTCGGAGTTGCTGCTGCACGGTTGGCGGCAAGGCCGGTCCATACGGGGTTGGCCGTGCTCGATCCGACATAGTCGATCGGCTGACCCATCACGCTCCATCCGGCAGCCGAGGCCGCCACGAGAGGCGCGCTGCTCGTCACGTTCTGGCCGGTGAGGGTCAACGATGCCGATGTCGACGGCAGGAAGGTCGGCAGCCCGGCTGTATCGACCGGGCCGGCGGCCACCGTCTGCCGCACGCCGGCATAGGCCGGGGCCGGCGTGTAGTCGGTGCGCCATTGCAGCTTGGCGCCGTCCCAGGACAGGCGCGTGAGCCTGTTTGGCGGGATCGTGAGCGAGGCAGCGGCTGCGCCCTGGTCGATCTTCTCGGATCCATTCGGCGCGATCACCACGCCGTTGGTCGTGCTGCCGTAGCCCATCACCCAAACGCTGAAGCCGTGGCCTATGCCGGCGGTCGCCCCGGCCAGGGCGGTGAAGGTGCGCGCCGCCGCCGAGCAATCGAAGAGGATTATTTGTCCAACGTGCGTCGTCGCCATCGTGAGGCCAGCGGCGCCGTTGTCCACCCACTTGTTTCGCGGGCTCGGCGTGAAGATTCCGGCCGCAATATCATATCGCCCGTCCTCAATGTTGACGGTGCCGGTCCAGCGGTTTTTGACCCACGTGACCCCGAGGCCGAGCGTGTAGTCGAGCCACTGCCCGCCCGCCTGCAACCACGCCGGCCGCGTCGTGTTGATCCCGCCTTTTATCAAATGCGTAAGCGCGGCGGCGGTCGGCGCGGAATAAACATAAATCGGCGCGTCAGCTAATACCCACACGATAAGCGAGCCGGTGCTTGAAGCGATTAGCGTGCGTGCGACGGTATCGGGCGAGCTGTAAGTGAGCGTGCCGTAGCCGATCTCCCAGATCGTGCCGTCGCTGTTCTCGGCGCAGTAAAAAACTTGTGAAAGGTCAGCGAACTGTGAGCGCCAGGACTTGAACGAGCCCACCGCAGCATCAAGTGTATAGGCGCCGGTGCCGGTAATGTTGCTGCTAGCTAGTGTTTTTTCGCCAAACATAATCGGCTCCTAGATTACTTCGCGAAGAGGAAGGGCCACGGTGAACATCACGTCGCCGCCGTTGAACTGCGGAACAATTTGATGCTCCTGCGGCGAAGTGAATACCGCCTGCATTGAGAATCGGTGAAAGTCTGTTGTGGCGTTGGGATCGAGGCAAACGATCACGTCGCCGTGGCCGCCGCGGAGCCGTTGGATTTCGGCCACGCCGTCGAGCGTCTCGCGCTTGTCGCTCGCGCTGATCTGCAACGACATACGCCGCGCGGCCGAGCGCTGGCGCCGTTCGGTGAAAAGCTCGCCGTAATCGGTGCGGGTCTGCACGTCGATTTGATCGAAGCCAAGCGGCGTGCCGCCTAGATTGAAGTTGAAGGTGGGCTGCCAATACGCGCCAAGCATGAGCCGGCCCGCCTCGATGTAGCCGGCAGGGTTTGCGCCATCGGAAAAATCAACGCGCCAGTAGCGATACGCGATGCTATTCGACCAAGAAAGCCAGGCAAGGAACTGAGGCCAGTAGGCATCCGAAGGCTTGCCGGTTGCCGGCCACGCTGACACCGCCCCCGTGTCCACGGCAGGCGATACCGTGACGTTGGATGTTGCTTTTCCGCGAACACGAATGGTGGCAGCAGAAGTAAGATTGTGGCCGATAACACCAAGACCGTTACAGGCCGCCCCGGCGGCGCCGAAATCCAGCGTGAGGTACGGCGTAAGGCTTGCGCCCGAGCGCCACTTCCGTTTTGGTTGAAGCGTTTGCAGGTTTGTGGCGGGCAACGTGGCGACCTCTGACGACGCGGCGAGGGTGGCCGCATCCGAAAGAGTGGGCGAGAGGATGACTACATTTGCCATCGTTCAGCCCCACAACTTCAGAATGATTTTAGCGCCGCCGTTGACGGCGACACCGGAACAAAAGCCGCGCCATGCCGAGCCCAGGCCGAGGCGCTCCGCATCGGTGATGCTGATAACGCGGCCGGCGTAGTCTCCGAAGGGATCGAGCACGGCCGGGATTTCGAAGACTTCGCGCCGCGTGCGGAGCAGCCGCATTTGGCGGTTGGCTTCCAAGGTCGCGGCTGATTGGCTTGAAAAGCCGCCCGCGACCGTAACTACAGGCGCGGTGGGATAGCCCGAGCTCACCCAGGGGTCATCCGCAGTGACGAGGCGCGAGGCAGCCTGGAGAATAGCAGCATCGGCCGCAGCCGCGCCGGCAATCTGGTTGGCGCTCATCGGCGTGTAATTCCGACGCCAGCCCATCAGCGTTGCACGACGCGGCGGCCTGTAGTCGGTCATCGCAGGCTCATCGAGGCGCGATTCGGTGTCGTTGGCGGCCGAAGGATAGGCAAGCGCGAAAAGCGGCACGGCGGTTGCAGGGTCTTCGAGTTGGCCAACGGCGAGCTTGCCGCTGATCCGCATCGTCCACCAGCCGAGGCACCCGGCCATGACTTCGGCAATAGCTGCGGCCTTGCTTATTTCGCCGTCCCAGAAATAGCCCAGCGTCGCGGATTGGTATTGCTCCAGATACTCGAAAGCCGCGAGGTCGATTTCCGCCGGGTCGCTTAAGCGAATGTTGCCGCGGCCGGTGGCGATGCGCCGAGCGATCGATGCCCGCGTGTGCGGATAGGTGATGCCGTTAATGGTGTCGTTGTCGCCGCGCGCATCGGCGGTAATGACGAAAACCGGCGTCGCGCCGAGCTTGAAGAGGCCGAGCGCTTTGCACGTCGCGAAGTGTCCCGCGCTCACCGATGCAGCAGCAAGAAGCGCATATGTTGCATAGTCGGAATCGGCGGCCAGCGCCGCGCCGCCATCCTTCACCGCGTCGATGGCCAGGACCGAGGTGCACGAGACTTGATAGATGAGGCCGGTGGCGTTGATGAGCACCGGCGAGATATTGAACACGTCGCCCATCGCAATCGGCTTGATGCGGCCGGCTAGCGAGGCATCACCATCGAAGCCGCCAGTGCCGCCGTAGCGCTGGCCATGCAGCTCGCCCTGGGTGAGCTGGTGCGTAAGATCGCGCAGGAGGATTTCTTTCTTCCGCGTGTTGTAGCGCAGGCCAGCCGTGGTGAGCTTTGCCACCGTCGAGAAGGTGTTAAAGAGAGCCTCTGGTTCGCCGCGCTTTAATTCAATCGGCGCGCCGTCCCATCCGAGCGTCCGCAGGTCGTCCAGCTCGCCGTCCGGGTCAATCAGCTCAAATATGCCCACCGTGGCCGAGCCGCCGCCGGTAGGGTCTGCTCCGGAAAACAGCGAGATTTGATAGTTGAAGGCGCCCGAAAGCTTGCCGGGCACCCACGTTGAGGCAGGCGTATCTGTCGCCACGCTCGACCGTGCCGCGTTGCCGGTAGCCGCCGGATAAATGGTCGCCGCTCGGCCCTGGCTGGTGAAATAGCGGGCCGTCCGCCGATCGATGCAGCCGAACGGCAGCGGCGGCCCCGGCAAATCAATCGTGAGTTCGGCATCGAAGGGCGCGAGCGACAGCAGATAGCCTTTGCCTTCATGCGCGCCCAGGTTCGCCGGATCGACGCCGGTATAGAGGATAAAAGCGCGCGCAACATCGCGCGCGATCGTGCCGAACGGAAACGGCGGGCCGCCATGGTAGACAACCTCGGCCACGGTCTAGGCCGTCCGCTGCAATTGAGCGGTCAACTCGGAAACCTTGTTTTGCAACGCCGCACTGTTGGCCTGCGAAATCTGAAAAGCGCTCATCAATTCGGCGAACTGCTGCGCGAGCGCGTTGGTCTGAGCGTCGTTCGCCGCCCCGCTCGCCGGTGCGTTAGCCCCGCCGCCCATTACCTCAAGCAGGTCGCGACGAAGCTGAACGACAATAGCGGCATATTCCGGCCCGCTCGCAAAGAAAGAGCGCGCCGAGCCTGCAAATGATTCGGCCGTGCCGGCAAGATTGTTGAGCGCCACACCGCTGCCGGCGCGGGCCTGGGCAAGCGTTGCATTGTAGGTGCCGCGCGTGCCGGTGTAGGACGTATCCGGCGAAGCGTTAGCAAGATCGCCGTAGGTGAGCCGGCGGATGAGCGCCTGCAACTGGCCTACCGATGCCTCCTGATATTGCGCCTCGAGGTCGATCCTCTTGCGGTTCCAGTACTCGGTGATTTTGGCAATATCGACGTAAACGTCTTTCACGTTGTCGCGGATGTATTCAGCGCTGGCCAATGACTGCGAGCGCTGATCGTCAAAGGCGCGCAACTGGACCGCCAGGGGATTCAACATGCCGTCAACAAAGTCGTTCGCAAGGCGCGTTGTTTGTTTGGCCCGCTCCGCGTTTACTGGTGCCAGCGACAGCCCGAGTGCTGTAGCCGTATCGGCCATGTCGATGAATTGTTTATTGAGATTCTCAAAGCTTGGCCGAATGGTCGCAATGGCTTTTCCAAGTTGATCGTATGTGTCTGTGACAAAGACAACGCCCTTGGCGACATCCTGCAATGTCGTCGTTGCAGGCAGCATGGCGGTCACGGCGGTCCGCATATTATCCGAGATTGTACCTACGGCGCCCTCAAGGATTGATCGCATCGCGACCTGCGCCGACGCGGTGTCGTACATGTTGCTTTCGTTCATCCGCCAGGCGCTTCGATTACCTCTCGGATCGACCAGATCTGTTGCTTGAGACGTGTAGCTCCAATTACTGCCGGACTCGGTCCAGCTCGAGGCGTCCATGCCCCAAACTTTATTTTGATCTTTCACGCCGCCGAGCAAACCAAAGACTTTGGAAATGTTCCCGCCCAACGATCCAAGCGCAGATTGCGATTGACTGACATTGGCACCCGGTCCCCATGCGCCGCCGGTAGTGCCGTAGCCACCGGATCCATAGCGCAGCGACGCGTTTGTTTGGCTGGAGGTGCGTTTTTCCGCGTCAGGAAACAACATAGGAGCGAACTGAGACGCCATGCTGATGATCGCGCCCGCTGCCATGGTCCATGGCGTCGGAATCATCATCAGCGCGCTGCCGATCATCTGGCCGGCGCCGGCAATAGTTTTTCCCGTGCTGCCGTTGGCGGTGGCTAATGTGTAGGCGCCCATGCCAACGCCTACGGCGCTCATCGCATTACCCATGCCGAAGCTGCCCATTTCCAGGCCACTCCCAGCATTGAGCGCGCCCGGCATTTGCGGCCCCATCACGCCCGCTTCCGTTGGAACTGCGCCTTGAAATAACCCGCCCACACCGTTTCCGCGACTTGCCGTATCCCACATCCCGCTAATGCTGGAGCCGCTTCCGCCGCCGCCAAACAAATTTCCGAACAAGCCACCACCGCCGCCGCCGCCGCCCATTGACGGCATCGAAATACCACCACCACCACCGCCGCTACCGCCCAGCCCCATGCTTGAGGCCATGCCGGGCGATACCGCGTTGACCAGCACCGACATCACCGGCCGAATTGTCGCCAGCGCCATGAACTCGGCAGCCATGCGGATGACGATTTTCTTAAAGGTGTCGCCCAGGCTCTGAAACGTAAAGTTACCGTTCGTCAGCATCTGCTCAAAAGCATCGGCGCCGACGCGCTGAATGCTTTCAAGCGCGCTCTTGAGCGGCGCAGTCCACAGCTCGTTGGCCTTGCGGAGCTCCTCGCCTTGGGCTTTGAGGCGCTCGTTTTGTTCGATTGCAATACGACGCCCGTCCACGTCTTGAGGTGTCAGCGCCTTCCCGGCCTTGTCGGCGTCCTGTTTTGCTTTGATTAAAGCAATCTCGGCGGCGCGCGCCGGAATGGTGGCGTTAATAAGCCTGATTTCGGCTTCTAGGACTTCGTTTTGTTTTTCGATTTCAGTGGTGGCTGTAACGTAGGACTGCGCTGCCTTGCCCATCGTGTCGCGGCTGATGAGCTCCTCGATCTTCTGTAGGCGCGGGTCGGTGGCAGCAAGCGCCTGACCATAAATGCCAAAGGCTTTTTCTGCCGCCTTAAGTTTGATCTCCTGATCCTGGAATGCCACGTCGCCACTGCGTGCGGCAGCGGTCATTTTGTCCTGAGCGTCGGCGGCCAATGTGAGCTGTTCAACAAGCTTCGCGTATTTGTCGGCCTCGCCCTGGCCGGCGCCTTTGATGGCCGGGTTTTTCGCGCCATCGGGGTCGATCTTCTCGGTCGGGGCAAAAGTCCCGGAGACCACGAGCTGGGTGGCGTACTGATCTTGAACGACACGCGCGCGTTCAGCAGGGTCATCGACAGCGCCAGCGTTCGCCGTTGCATTCTTCAGCGCTAGGTTCGCGCGACGCGCCCTCTCTATTGTGATAGCGCGAGGACCAGTGCTAACGCCCGGAATAATTTCGCTTTCTTTTGCGAGCTGAGCGTTTGCTCTGGCCGCGTTGTCTTGCACCATCTTTAAATCGGATTCGGGAAGCACGCCATGCTCCGATTGCGCGCGCTGCGCTTCCATCTCCTTCAGCTTGCCGAGGATGCTGCCCAGGATCCGGTCCACCGCCTCCATGGCGGAGGTGGCGATCGGCGCGCCCAGCGTGGCGACCAGGGCGTTCCACTTCAGGGCCGACTCCTCGGCGTGCGACTTGAGCGCGGCGAGCTGCTTGATGACCTTGTCGTCAATCATCGCCCCGGCGGCGGCGGCCTTGGCGCCCATGGCCTCGGCGCCGGCCGCGATGTCCGCCAGCATCGGGATGAGCTGGGCGCCCGACTTGCCGAACAGCTCGATCATCGCCGTGACGCGGCGCGCCGGATCCTCGATCTTCAGGATGGCGGCGGCCGATTCCTGCAGGATGACCTCGGTCGAACGCAGCTTGCCGCCGGCGCTGAGCAGCTTCACGCCCAGCTGGTCGAACATCTCGACCGAGCCCTTCTGGCCCTGGGCGGCCTGGCCGATCACCTGCGAGGCCTTGGTGTAGCCCACGCTCAGCTTGTCGATCGCCACCGTATGCTGGGCAGCCGAGAACATGCTAGCCTGGACGAACTTGTTGCTGACGCCCAGCTGCTCGGAGAAGTCGCTGATGGCGGAGGCCGAATCGCGGGCGGCTTTGAAGAGGCCGAGCATTTTATCCGCGATGTCGTGCACAACCTTGACGGCGATGAGCGCCTTGGCCACCAACGCAGCCACATCAAAGCCGCTCTCCATTTTCTCGAGGGCAGCCGCCGCCTTGCCGGTCTGCGCCTCGATTTGCTCAAGCGCGCGAGTAGCCGCAGCCGAGCCCTCGACGGCCTTTGAGGCGTTGATTTCTAGATAGATGATCCTTTTATCTTCGGCCATTGATCACCCGTTACTTTTTCGACCGCGACCGAGCCGCAGAGGCTTTGGCTTCGTCGGCGGCGCGGCGCACTTCGATCTCGACGTGGAAGTCGTCAATGCGCGCCACGATGGTAACGAAATCCTCGAGGCCCTCGCCTTGATGGCCGAGGCGCAGACCCTCGCGGCGGATCGCTTCCAGCGGCACCGGCCTTGGAAGCGAGAGGCCGCCCGCCATGCCCATCGAAATGGACTCGTGCGGCCGATCGCGTGCAAGAGTGAGGAAGGCCGACCAGTACAGCGCGGCATCGCTCGTTAGGCTCGGGCGGGATAGCAGGCGGTCAACGGCCTCTTCGTCGCCCTTGTCCGCGCGATCCGTCCAGCCGCGAAGCTGGCCGGCGTTGTCGCCATCCCACCTAATCAGTTTTTTGCGGCTTCGACCGTGGCTTCGATGCGAGCGCCGCGGTAGTTTTTCGATTCGTAAACCACGCCATCGACAATGGCATAGGCATCGTCGGCGGCCATCAGGAAGGCCGCACACGCCTCGGGCGAAAACGGAATTTGGACGCCCTTGCTTTTGACGCCAGACCACCCGATCACCAGGCACTGCGAGTAAATCGTCGCAAGGTACTTTCGCACCCGCTCGCTCGGTGCGCGGGCATTGCGGAGCCTGTTGAGCTCGGCCGAAATCTCGTCGGAACGGTTCCGCCATCGCGGGTTGCCATCGGACGCGGCCAGCACCGTAAAGGTGATGCCGCCGGGCAAGCCCAGCTCCGTGCCCTTCTCGCCTTCGATCTCGCGATTGCGCTGCATCGGCGCGATGTTGTCGAATTCATATTCTGCTTTTGACATAGTACCTCCGGTCGGTGAGGTGAGGCCCGCCCGCCGACCACGGGCGGGCCTCGGTTCGCGGGCCATTACTGGCGCCGCTAGGACGGCCTAAGCCGCCTTGGCGAGCCCCTTGGCCACCCAGTCGGCGGCGGACTGGCCCTGGGGAATGTCGGCAGCTTCCACGACCATGCCCTTGCTGAAGCTGGCCTTGCGCTCGGGCTTGTCGTCGCCCTGGCCGACATACACGTGGAAGTTAGCCTCGATGAGATACTTGCCCATGGCTGCGGGCTCCTCTGCAATGGGGTTGAGATTACGCGGCGGCATCAGGCCACCAGGCGAGTGATCTTGATGGCGGCAGTGTCGCTGGCGAAGTAGCGCGCCATGAAGTTGAGCGTGACCATGTGTTCGCCGGTTGCGCCGGGATCGTCGATGTCCGGGTTGAACACGTCACAATTGCCCAGGACGATCGTGTCCTTAAACAGCGTCGTGGCGCCGATGGTGAGCGAGAGCGTCTGCGCCGTCTGCCGCGTCATGAATGTTGAATAGTCGGCTGCGGCAGAGAAGTAGAGCTGGACGGAGCCGCTGACATCGAACAGGCCAAGGCCGATGCCGTAGGGCGCATTGGAGCCCCAAGCATATTGTTCTTGCAGACTGTTGGTGATGGTCATGTTGAGGCCCATGACCTTGGGCGAGCTGACGCCGAAAAGGTTGTTGACCACGATATCGGCCGGCGTGGACGGATCGTAGCCGGGCGTCGGCGCAGCATAGGTTGCGCTGGCGATCGCGGCGGTGGCCGATGTCTCGCCAAGCGCGCGGATGCCGAAGCTCAGTGTGCCGGGCTCACCGTTGCGGAAACCGATCGAACACGAATCGACCATGCAGCCGGCCAGACGGCGGTAGGGGTCAGTAGCGCCGCCCTCGTACTTTTCCTCCAGCGTGAAAAACTTAGCCGTGCTGGCGTTCTTCAGGACGTTTGACGCCCAGGTGCCCATCAGCGTGGACTCCCAGAGCACGTCCGTCGCCGCGTCGCGGACGTAAGGCAGCTCAATCGTCTTCGGAAAGCTGTTGAGCCCCGTGGTCATGTTCGCCGCCATGCGGTCGGCGCGGCGCTCCGGCGAGCGCGTTGCCGGCCGGCTCGGCGAGCCGCTGACGCGAATGTCGCGGGTGAGCAGGAAAGCCGGCGTGGCCGGCGTCGTGCCCTGGGTGACCTCCGCGATGATCGCGGTCTGTTTGTTGGCACTGTCCATTGCGGTGGCTCCTCTAAATTGGACAAGAAAAAACCGCCGGGAAGGCGGCGGCGGTCAGTCGATGTGTCGGATATCAGCCGACGTTATAGATTTCGTACCCGAGGGCGATGGACTCTGCCCACATGCCGGCGTCATCCTCGCCGCCGCCCATCGGCGCGGTATCGGTGATCCGGCAGGAGCGAGAGCCCACCGCAAAGCGATCCATGCGAAACAGAGCGCGAAGAGCGGCGGCGTAGGTTTCGGCCAGGTCGCGCGTGGTCGTGCCGGCACGCAGGCGGGTCACGACGCGGATTGTGACCTGGCCCTGTTCGCGGTGAAAGTTGGCGGCCGGAGCGCCGAAAGTGTATTGCGCCTCGCTGCCGCCGGGGAATTCCAATTCAAGATAGCCCGCAGCGCTTGATGCGCCTCCCGCGATCGGCGGGGACGGCTGCGTTGCCGTGTTCAGCGTGTCTTTGATCGGCCACGGAATGCTCGCAGCCGTGGCGTGCGTCGACAGCCGCGAGCGGAAGGCGTCGCGGAGTGGATCACCGGCCATGGTCGCCTCGTCAATTCGCCGAAGTGACCGGCTTTATAAAGAAATTCAGGCTGGGATAGACCTGGTCGCGAAGGACTTTTTTGCGGTTGGCGCCGCCACCCTGCTTGCCCCACACCTTCACGCCGGTCTTGAGGTTGACTAGTTGGTAATCAAAAAACATTGAGCGATTGTAACGGTTTACTAGATCGCGCAGCACGGCCCGATAGACGCCGTTCTTTGCCTTGGCAGAAATCCCGGCGCGCTTCTCGCGTCCGTGTCGCTTCTTCGTGGCCTTGCGCGCCGTAGCGCCCTCGATCTTGCGGGCATAGGGCTGTGGATTGACGATCTGAACGCGGTCGGTGTCCTTGATCGCGCGCAGGGCGGCCCAAATGTTGCCGCGAATCTCGTGGTTGTTAATCATCACGGTGTGGGTTGAAACGTAGCGACCCGTCAGCACCGGGCTTTTCTTTTGCAGCTCCGTCAGCGCCCACTGCACGACTTCGGCCATGTTAGGGCGAGCGGCGAAGATGATCTTGCCGAACGGCTTGACCTGATCCGGCGCGCGTCTTGGCATACCGTCGGTAATAACAACCGGCTTGTTGTCAAAGCCACGATCAACCTCGACCCGCAATTCCTCGAGAGCAATTCGCACCGTGGCCCGCTTGACCCACTCGCCGGTATTCTTCGCGATCTCGCCAATCGAGGGACCGACAAAAACCGCACCCACTAGCCGGCCACCTCAAGGTCATAGAGAACCGTCACGCCGCCGTCGTTGAGCGGGCGAACGTCCATCACGGCGCGCACCAGGCCGCCTACGGTGAGCGTGTCGGTCGCCGCGCTTGGTATCTTCGTGGCCCAGGCGGATGCCAGCAATTCAGCCTTGCCGATCTTGACCCTGAAGCGCTGTTGTTCGGCCGTGTTGCCGATCGCCTCCGTCGTGCCGGGGATGCGCTTTCCCTTGAGCGCGATGGTGGTGCCCTCGCCCTCGCGCGCCAGCGTCATGCTTTCGCCGCGTTGCGAAATAAACCGCGCGGTCGTTTCCAGAATGCTCACGGCGCAGGATTACGCCAGGGCGCGAGCATGTCGCGCACGGCCGGGAGCAGCACGTTGGCGCCCATCACATCGCCGCCCGGCACCGAGTAGGAAACGGCCGCGAGGTCCGGCACATTCTCCGACCGGATAGTGGGATCGCGGTCGGCGGCAAAAAGCATCCCCTTGATCTGCTCGATGGCCGCCGCCTCGATCGCCGCGTCGATGTTGGTGGCAAGCGAAGTCGCGACCGAGAAGCCGGCTTTGAACGTGACAACGATCTTGCCGGTGCTCCATTCGATCGGCGCGTCGCTTGACACGCGGCGAAGGCGGCCCGGCGTCGAGCCCATCAACAGGTAATCGGTGCTCACGGTCAGATTTGTATCGGCCTCAACCACCGAATCTATGGAATACACCGGCACGCGCCACGGCAAATAGAGCTCGCTGCCACGATTAAAGATTGGCTCGGAATGCCATGTGGCGCGCAGCGTCTCGCGGGCGAAGGTCGGCTTAGCGCCGGCAGCGTCGCGAGCCAGGCGGCAGCCGGCCACGATGAGCGCCGTAGCGCGAGGAATAAGCGCAGATATCAGCGTATCGGAATCAGTATTGGTAATCTTGAGCGCGGTCTTGACCGTGGCAAGCGCCGTCAGATTGCGATTGGTGGCGTCGTCCGTCGCCGCAGCCGTCGTCTCCAAGAGGTCGGCAAAGGCGCGCATGGTCGGTGCTCCCGAAAGAGGCCCGCCGCCGGGGTTTCCGGCGGCGGGTTGCTAGGTGGCTGCCGTCTACTGCGGCGGGTTGGCGGTCGGGCTGGATGCCGGATTGCCTTTGAGCGCGACAGCGGATACGGGCGCAGCGCCCGAGTCGTTGCCGGTCGGCGTGATGGTCAGGCGCGTGTAGCGCTTGCTGCCAACATAACCGATCTTCCGGCATTCCTTGTCGTCGTCGAACTGGAAGGCCGCAAGCGCGAGCGTGCCCACCAGGTCGGGAGCGGCCACCGCCGCCGTGTCGGACAAAGCCGAGTCGTCGCCGTGTTCCATCGTGACCGCAAAGGTCGCGTTAGCGTCCGTCATGGTGCCGGCGGAAATGACGAACGTGAGCGACTCAAAACCCGCGCGATCGACAATTTCACCGACGATGGCCGAGCTGGAGTTAGTCTGCGTCTGCGGCGCAATGGCCACCACAGGCTGGATCAGAGACATCTGGTCGCGCATGGCGCAAACCTCCTTGAAAAAAACCGAATTGAAAAGGTGCGGTGGCTATTGTGGCCCGGCCACCGCGGCGGGCTCTCGACCTCTTACGAAGTCGCCATCTTCATCAGCTTGATGGCTTCGAAGTTCGTCACCTGGCCGCCGACACGACGACGCACGTAGAACTTCACGTAGGGCTTCGCGGTGAGCGCGTCGCGGATGATCTGCGTGCCGAGGCGGTCCACGATGGTGTAGGCGCGTCTCCAATCGGCGAACGCCACCGAGTAGGAGTTGCTCGCCACCACCGGCATCGAGTCCGAATACTCGATGGGCTTGCCGAGGAAGAGCTCGACATAGGGCTCGCTCACGGTGACGCCGGGGCGCCACTGGAGATTGCCCGAACCATCCTTGAACTTGCGGACCGTCGCCACCGTCGCATCGGCCATCAGCCACCGGCCGTTGGCGCGATAGATCGGCTTTAGCGCATGCAGCAGGTCGGTGAAGGCATCGACCGGGCTGACCGAGCTGGAGGCCGTGGCGAACGCGCCAGCGGCACCAGATGCAATGTAGCCGATCGAGCCCCAGGCATAGGACGCATTGGCGATCGGCGTCTCAAGCAGGAAACCGCGCGGGCGGTTCACGCCGGTGCCGGTGGTCGAGGTGATGAAGGCCGCCTCTTCCTGCTCGTTGAAAGCGATCCCGGCCTCATCGGCCAGCCACGCCTCAACATTCTGATCGGAATCCTCGAGGAATTCCTGCGTGGTGCGGGGCTCGGCCCACAAGGTACCGGGCGTCAGTTCCAGCTCCACCAGGGCCGGGGTGCCGGTCTCAGTAGGAGCGGTGGTCTCGTTGCCCCAGCCACCAATCGCGGCGCCGCTCTTCTGGGTGATCTTCTTGAGGCTGCGGCCGTTGATGCTACGGACCGTCGCCAGGCTGCGCATGACTGTGACGGCGCGTGCCACCCGGTCGATCATGGTGTCGAGCTCCGGCCGCACGGTATAGCCGCCGTCCGCGTTGTTGCTCGTCACCAGCGCCTTCTGCTCCAGGTCGCGAAGGCCGTTCTCGTTACCCTTTCGGATATAGTCGAAGAAGCCCGCCTTGTAGGCGATCTCTTCCGGCGTGGACTTGGTGCCGTCGCCGCGATTGGGACGGGCCGCAGCGGACTCGGCCGCCTCGGCGCGATCGTTGGCGCTCTTGATGTCCTTGGCGAGCCGGGTCAGCTCGTCGTTGAGCTTCGCCGTCTTGGCCTCGGATTCGGTCGTGCGCGCCTTCTCTTCGGCGGCAAGGGCACCCTTGAACTCTTCAAAGGCGCGGCCTTGCTTTTCAAGCAAGTTTTTAATGTCGTCGCTCATGGTGAGCCTCCTACTTATTGAATAATGCAGTGTTGCGGCGGATGATTTCCGCCAACTCTTCGGCGTTGTCGCCAGCATCGCGCAGGCGCTTTAGGCCGTTGAAGCCATCGGCCATGAAGGCCTTGGCTTCGGCACGCGAGAGTCCTGCGTCGCGCAGGATCTTCTCGATCTCGGAAGGCGCGGCCGACTTCACGTCGGTCACGCGCGCCTTGTCATTTGCGGGAAATGTCACCGGGCTCACCTCCCAGAGGTGAACCTTCTTGATCGTGCGCTTCGGGTCGCTGGCGTTCACGCGCGGCGACGAATCCAGCGTGGTGAATCCGATCGACAGGCCGGTAACGGCCTTTTCCTTCATCTCGATGTAGGTGTCGCGCCCGAGCGTGGTCGGCAGCAAACGCCCCTTCACGGCCAGACCGCGGCCGTCTTCGGCAAGATGCGTCCAGATCCCGGCGACCTTGTCGCTTTGATGCTGATACAGCATCGGGATGGTCTTGCCGGCCGACTGCGTTGCCGCGAGCGTATCGGCGAACGCGCCCGGCACGATCACGTCGCCATAGCCATCGATATTGTTGAAGTAGGCGCCGTAGCCCTCAACGAGCATGGCGCTGTCGCCAGCGCTAGAGTCAGCGAACTTCCACTCCGCAGGAACCGCGGCCAGAAACTTGTCGTGCATGGCGTGTCCTCGCGTTAGGTCGGCGTCGATGCCGGCAGATTATCGACCGGCGTCGGCGCGGGCGTCTCGACGGCCTGCTGCTGCGCGTTGGCCTGCTCCGCGATCTGCTCAAGCACGACAACGGTCTGCTGCTGCAGTGCCTGTAGCGCGTGGCAGATGACGTTGATCGCCGGGACGGATAAATCGAGCTTCATCAGACGGCCACCCACGGCAACGGCAGCACCTGCGTCGTCGGGTTCTTCTGGGCCTCAATGCTCTGGTCGAGCGCGGCCTGATACTCAGCCGTCTGCTCCGGTGTCCACGCATCGAGAACCCAGCCCGCGACTTGCTCCTGCGTCAATTCGTTGTACGGCGTGAACGGCGCACCCTGCGTGTAGGTGATATCGGTCGTGATGAAACAGGACGCCGTGTATTCGCCGTCAGCGGCGACGTAGCTGGCGATCACACGATAGACGACATCTGTCTCGCCTTCGGCTGTCGGGTAGTTGACGAGCGTGGTCGGCGTGAGTGTGTAAGTGGTGGGCATTAACTTCTCCTAGTCGTTCGTCGTCTTGGCGGCGAGGTAGTACGTCGTGCCGCCGTAGCTAATCGTTATGGTGCGGTTTGGACTCGTGGGCGAGACGCTGTTGGCGGCCGTGATCGTGAAGTCCGAACCGGCCGCAGCCAACGCGGCAGCGCGCAACGTGCCTGCCGTCGAACCCGCCGCGCCAGTGCCGACACCGATGATGCCTGCGGAGATGCGGGAGAGGCCGGTGTCGGAAGACGCACCGAGTGCGAACACACCGGAATTGCTGGCGATATTTACAATCGCTGGGCCGTTATAGCCCATATTGATAATCCCTCCGACCCGCACCGCGACCGCGATGTCAGTGAAACCATCATATCGAACTCTGAAAACGCTCGTAGTGCCCGCTGCACCAGCATAAATGGTCATCAAATTTGTCGCAGAAGTGCCGTGCGCGGTGTCTGTTACGCGCAATGCGAACACATCAATATCGCTAGCCGTATTGAGTGTATGGCTGATGTCGATGGGCGATACAGTGCCCGAAGTCGTGCTGCTTCCTGTGCTGCGGATGAGCCCTTGGTTAGCAGCGGAGGGAGTAAGCGTTTGCAGGCCAGTAAAGGTGTTCGCGCCGAGCGACGCGCCGTAGGCATCGACTTTACGAATGGTCATGCTCCTAGGCCCCCACATACACGGTCAGCACCTGGGCGTTGGTGCCGATTTGCGTCATGGCCGACTGCGCCGCTTTGCCTGTGATCTCGATAGTCGCGCCAGGTCCAATCGGAATTCCTGCGGTCAAAGAACAGGTGCCGCCCGTGGGATCGATGGCCGCGACGGCGTTTGCGGCGGGGTTGGATACCATCACCGACAGACGTGCAGCCGATGCACCCACCAGCACGCCAGACGCGCCGGTCATGGACACGGCGGCTTTGGTGAGCGTTGCCTGATCTTCCGGCTTCTCAGTTTTGAGGCCGCCGCCCGCTCCAAGCGCCGCAGGCAAAAGCGCTATCAGCGACGTGATGCGCTGAGATACTCTCTGCAACCGACCGTTAAGACCGCTTGATGCGATGTCCGTTGCCGGTGCCGTTTCGGTAATGATGCCGAGCTTGGCCTCAACGTCCGCCGTATCAAGGTTGATGCTGTCGGCGGTGACGGTCAGGCCGCTAACCGTGATGACTTCAGCATATGTACCATCGCCCATGTCTTTGAATTTCTTCAAAAGACTTCCGGCAAAGGGGAAACTCAGATTTGCGTCAGCCATGTTCTTTCCTTCACTTTAAGGCGCTGGCGTATTTGCCGGCAGCTTTTCGGCCGGCATCGGCGTGCCATCGTCGCGCACTACGGTCATGTTGAGCGGGATGCGGAAGCGATCGAGCTCGGGCCGCTGATCCATTTCCTCGAGCGCGCGAATCTCATTTGGCGAGACGGCGCCCATGTTGACCAGCAACTGATAAAACTCGCCGCGCTCCTTGGCGGTGCCGCGCAAAAGCGCCTGCACCGTGAACTTGAAATAAAGCCCCTCGGCGTCTTCGTCGTCGGTGAGCAACTGCGTGCCCATCGCCTCTTCCCACGCGACATGCCAGGGCGAAAGCGTATGCACCACGTGCGCGATAAAGAACTGTTCCGCGCTGGCAAACGTCGGCGCCGAGTCTCCCGAATGGCCGACCATCTGCGGGAACACCGAGAAGCCGCGGCAGATTTCCTCGATCTGCTGGCCGCGAAGCTTCATCGTGTCGGCGTCGGTGTTGCTCATTGCGAGCGTCTTAAACTCGAGGTCGCCTTCCATAAGCGCCGAGCGGCCGGCGTTCGAAGCGCCGCCGTGCATGTCCGACCACGCCGCTTTCAGCACAGTTCGCTGCTCATCGGTCAGCGGCGTCTTGGCCGTGAGGATGCCGCCCGGCCGTGCGCCGTTGGCAAAGAGCTTGGCTTGCGCCTCGTCCACCGCCAGGCGCAGGCCGATAGCCTCGCGGGCATACTTCACGGCGCCGAGGCCCTGCACGGCGTCCCATGACGGGCCGCGAATTACAAAAACCTCGTCCTGCATGTAGGTGTCGCGACCGCCGCCCGGCCAATCCACAGTGTATTGGATTCTCCAATCGTCGCCCTGCGCCCACGATATCCAGGCCGGCGGAACCGGCAGCAGCTCGAGCGGGCGCCCGTCCGATGGCGCGCGTGTAATAAGCGACAAGCCGAACGGGCCGAGCGCCGCGTGCATCGTCATGGTGCGGCGCCATTCGCTCGGCGTCATCCAGCCATTCGGACGGCGGCGCATCAGCTTCGCCACCGGATGATCGGTCACCGCCTCGCGGCCCTTGCCGCCGTTTAGCGTGCGGTAGAGCTTGAACGGAATCTGCGAGCAACCGTTGCCGAGCAACGTGGCGCAGCGCAGCACCGTCGTCACGCCCAGCGCCCGCTCCACCGTCACTGCCTGGCCGCTGAGGGATTCCGCCCCGAGCAAAAACGAACGCAGCAGGTCGAGCGAGTTGCTCTTGGCCTCGCGCCGAAATGGATTCCACATCGGCGGGCCTCAATCTAACAGAGTGATGGCTGCGCCTCCGCGTGCTCGCGGGTTCGTCCCCATTAACGAGATTGCGTTGAAGCTCGCCATGAGCGGATCGATCTTCGCCGAGCCCGCAGCTTGTTTCGTGATGATGATCGCGTTGCCGCGCGGCTCGACCTTGGCGTTGCCGACGCACCAGGCCATCATCGGCTGGCCGCCATGTATCAGCGTGCCATCGGCAAGCGCCCGTTCCATCGTCTTGATGGCGCCGGACAACCGCCAGCCTTGCGATATGCCCTGGATCATGCCGCCGGCCTCGGTGCCCCTGATGCCGGCCTCGCCCAGGGCGTCGATGATGCCGCCCACGCCGGCCGGATCGACGCCGACCTTGTAGAGCTTGCCGGACGCCAGTACCTGCTCGGCTATGTCCGTGAGGTCGTCCATGTCCTCGCCCAGCCGCTGGATCACGCGGAGGTCGCCCACCTTCTCGAAATCGCGGAGGACCGAGGCTTCGCCCTTGCGCCGCTCCAGCACTGAAGTGAAAGCCCACGCCTTGCACCACAGCAGCAGCCGGCCGGTCTTCTTCTCGCGGCCCATCACCGCCAGGCCGAGCAAATCGTCCAGGCCGCCGCCGTCCGCGCCCATCACGACCACCTCGGAGCGTGTCAGGAGCTCGCTCAGGGTTAGCGTCGTCTCGGCTGCCGCCTGCCAGTGTTCCGCGCCGGCCCAGCGATCCGACCCAAGCGCCAGGCCGATCTCGATGTTGAGGTGCTGCGACGCCCAGCGGATTACCTCGCCGTCGCCGTCGCGCTCGGCACGTTCAAGCATCTCCTTGAGCTTCGCCAGCGTCACCGACTTGTCGAGGTTAGGCGTGACCATCCACCAGTTTTTCGGCTCTTTCCAAGCCGGCGGGATGGCCTTGTCCTTGATGAAGCGCTCGGGAAACTCATAGAGCACCGAGAGCGTGCGGCCCGGCGTGCGGCCGTCGCGGATGCCTCGCGCGTTTTTCAATTCTGCCGCGAACGCGCCGCGCGGCGGCTGGTCGCTCTGCGTCGTAATCATCGCGAAGAACGCCTCGGGGATGGCGATCATGCCGCCCCGAATCTGCCCGATGATCCGTTCCGCCGCCGAACTCCGTGCGATCTCGTGAAGTTCATCAAGCAGCACGCCGGCCGGCTTGATGCCGGTCAGGATGCTCGCGTCAAATGTCTTGATCGCCAGCGACGCCTTGGTGCGCCGGTCGGTGATCTTCCGCATGTGCTCCTGCACGTGCATCCGGCGCGGCAGGAAGCCCGCCTCGTCGGCCTCGATCATGCCGACAGCTTGCGTAAACGCCAGATGGGCAATCGCCAGCGACGGCGCCACCAGCAGAAACTCAGCCCGCGGGCGCTCGTTCATCAGCAGCGCCGTGACCATGAAGGCCGCGCCGTAGCTCGTCTTGCTCGACTTCTTCGGCGCCAACAGAAACAACTCTGGCACCTGGCGCTCGCCCGTTGCCTGGTCGATCGAGCCCAGCACCGTGCCGACGATCTGCCGGAACCATTCGCCGCTGGCCTCTTTCAGCGCCGGCTTGCCCTCAACGTCCGGTAGCCGCAGCTTGTCAAATATCCCGGTGGCCCGATCGTATTCGCGCCGGTCAATCGGCAGCGCCGGCAGTAGCGACTGCCCCGCCTCGATCCGCGCCGCCCAATCGGGAACCGCGAAAGACCAGTGCGCCATCAGTGCTTCACCAGCTCGCCCCACTCGCCAGCCGGCGGCAGCTTCGCCTCGATCTCCTGCAATTCCTTTTTGCCAAGCCCGTCCGTCGATGGCGCGCCAGGAACACCCGGTGTCGCGGACGCCCGCGCCTGCCAAGCCTTCATCGCCGCCACGTTCCCGGCCTTGCCAGATTCGAACAGCGCCTCGTTCATCTCGGCATTCCGCTGCGCCGCCCCGGCGGTCAATTCCTCGTCAAAGTGCTTGCGGAGCGTCCCGACTGACACGCCGAAAACCCGCGCTATATCTGCCTCGCTCATGCGGGCCGCAGCCAGCACCGAGCAACGGTAACGCTGGGCCTTCGTCGGCTTAAACGGCGGCCGACCTAGTGCCATTTTGAAAACTCCTAATTCTTGACAAGAAAGCGTGCCGGCCAAATTCCCCAGCCGGTAAAATCTCTGAATGCG